ACGGCATGCGGACCACGAGCAACGAGAGCAGGGATAGCTGTGTCCTCTCTTATGATTGTGTCGTACTTGGCATTCGGTCCTTGATTGAACGCGGCCCGATCAATTACCGTCACCGGAACGAGGTTTCCCTCTTCTGCCATTGCATTGGTTATGTGTTTTCTGTAGTTCGCAGTGATTGTTGCCGCAACATCATTCACTGTGTCTTGTTGAACCACCGTCACCGTCGCTCTAGTGTCGCTGTGGTTTTCAAATGTGTTCAGGGTTGGGGAAACTACTCCGTCCACCCATGTTTCATAATCCTCGGCATCTTTTGCATGTCTAGACTTCACAAATGGGTGCATAACATGAGGAGAGTTGTCACCGCTCTTGGATTCAGCACGAAGCGTTGGTGCCTGCTCATCCCATGTGCCACCAGAGGCCCGAATCATCATTCCTGGCTGGAATGCGGTTGCTCTCCCTTTATCGCTACTTGATGGAGTGCTTCCTGTAACTGTGGAGGCAACACCTTGCCCCTTCTTGCCGCGCGCCTTAGAATTCCTTGGCATGCCTTCGGGGACAGGAAAAATTTTGCCTCTACTTCTTGTGGCGTCTGAAGGACTGAAGACAGCAAGCAGGAAGATTCTTCTTCGGCGCTGGGCGACTCCGAAGAACTGAGCATCCAGGACTGACCACTCAAGCTCCAATGCCCCTGCCTCAGCCATTTCGTCGAGGACAACCCCGAAGTCAGCGCCTCCGTTGGAAGACAGTGCTCCTGGGACGTTTTCCCAAATAGAGAATCTTGGATATTGACCATTTGTTAGCTCCCTTATTTCTTTGATGATGCGTATGCCGTCGTGAAATAATCCTGATTTGGCACCGGCGAGGCCAGCTCTTTTGCCGGCAACGGAGAGATCCTGACACGGAGACCCCCATGCAACGACATCGGGTGGGCCTGCTTGCGCAATAACGTGCGCTCCAGTCAAGGTGGAAACATCGCCCCACTTCGGAACATGCGGCCAATGCTTATTCAATACTCTCGTACAATGTTTGTCCCACTCGCATTGGAATATCGTTTCAAAACCCGCAGCCTCAAGACCCATGTCGAATCCACCCACGCCGGAAAAAAGACTGAGAACTTTCATAGATCAAACATTAGCCCACGGCAGGTAGCCGGTCAAGCACCTTCACTCTTTACACATCACACAAAGTATTTAAAAGTCTATTTACTCACCTATTTGGCTCATGTCTATTCTCATATTGCACAGGACACAAAAGAACTGCGGGTTTCCCCATGGGTAAAATTTGACAAACTGTTTAGGGTGAGAACAAGAGATTGCTTTTTGAGCATTTTCGTTTAGCACCCTGCGAACATATGATGCCAATGTTTCAGTGCAGGCATCTGCTGCTTGCTTCCATAAATCTTTTTCTGGTTGAGTACACCGAACCATTAGTTGCTTGTCTGCTGGACCACCTGGCTCGTCGTCGGTCGGCATAACTGGCCTAATGTTCATGTCGGTCATTTCAGATACGACCTCATTCATCGCTTGTTCCGTCCCCTCCGATGGTTGTGTCCACAACTTCTTCTGCATCTATAATCACCCCGCTGCTCAATGCTATAGCAGTAAGCTCCTCCATCGGTAGTATTCCTGCTTTAATCATCAATGCTATGAGTCGCTTGGCATCCTGCTCTGGCGAGTGAAGGTCAATCTCAGAGGCAGTTTTTTCCGATCCAGCGAGTGCGACTTTTACCTGCCCTGCAACCGATGACGAGTCACCAAGGCTCACATTCACGCTCATGCGATCCATCCCCAATAGCTTTGCCCGTCTGTCCATGACAGACAATACCTGCTGGACAGCCTTGAGGTCTGGCTCAATCGCAATCTCAGATCCGTCTGGATTGGCTTGTTTTCTGTTTTGGGTCATCGGCCATATTGATGCTTGAAGTGCGTCAAGCCTCTCCAGCTCCATCCTGAGTACTTCAACATAATTCAGACGACTCTCTTGATTGAGTTTTTCGAGTTGTCGCTGAATGGCTTTGCTGATTGCCGAAGTTGTCATGTCAAATCGCTTGGCTATCTCTCGACTGGACACTCCAGCCTTCTTGAGAGCAAAAATGCGAGCATCGCGCTCTGCAAGTAATTCGCGGTTCATTGGTTTGGTGATTTCCATATGTCTATGTTGGCACAGTCAACACCATTTCAGTGCGAGGCGACCTCAATGAAGGAGATTGTGTCAAACGGGAACTGCCGACCACGAGCAATAACTGAAGGCCATGGTCTCTCATCTCTAGCTCCCCTGAAGTGCTTGACGTCGTATTGGTAAGCACCACCCATTGTTGGATGGAGAGCTAAACCAAACTCTGGCCACCTTGACCAAACTGCAGAACCAAATGGTCGCAAATCGCGGGTTGCCATCGTGCTTCCTAGTGGGGCATGGTGTTCAATCCAGAGTGCACACTTGTAGGCAGTGCGTATGTCGTCAAGGTATTTGGCTATCTCAATAGCAACTGCTTCTGATGTTCTGCCACCAGGGTCAACAAACGATTTATACAACGGTCCTATACATATCAAATCGGGTTTAGTTTCTTCGAGGCGTTTTTCCAAGAGAGCCCTGTCGCCAGCTTTGAGTAAATCCAAACCTGCTGGCTTCATGAACAAGTGAGCCTGCGGTTCTTCGGTCATTCTGCTTACCTTTAGTGCCTCTTCAAATATCTTTCTAGATATTCTCTTGATTATTCGCTCGGGGTTCTCAAGGTCAACGAACAGTGTGCGAATGGGTTTTATTGGCTGAAAGGAGAAAGGGTGTAAACCGCATGCAGAAAGAATTGATACCTGCCTAGCCAGCATGGTCTTTCCCACTCCCTCGGCGGCGACAATAATAACTCGTTCACTTCTCTCAAGAAGTCCAGGGATTACCCACTCGTAATTATTGTCATCTTTTTCCCTTACGAACTCTGGCAAAAAAACAAGCCGTCCTTGATCTAAAGGCATGTCGGCAGCAGAGCCGTTTGCAATCATTCTTATCCGAACCAACTTCTCGGCAGACTTTGCGTCACTGCCAAGCAAGTCGGCAATTGCATCAATCGCATCGTCTCGACTATCCCTCTCCAGCACTACGGGAGATCCGTCAAGGGGAATGAGTTCGGTAACTTTTCCACCAGCACGAATGTGGTCGGTTATGTCTTTCGCCGAAGGGCAAACAAATGCAGCCACATCGCATCCAGCATCCAGTAGTGCTTGGGTTACTTTTGCGGCATGTTCCCTACCAACTTGATCGTTGTCGGCAATAACGTCTACGGTCGCACCTGCGAGTGCCTCAGTGTGTATGTCAAGCCACTTGCCAGCACCACCGGGCATGGTCGTTGCTGTAATCCCAAGCTGAGACAAAGTGTCTACATCTTTTTCACCCTCGACGACGAGTATTGGAATTTTGTTTTCTTTTGCAGCGAGAACGGCAGGAAGATTGTAAAGAATTTTCGGTATTCCATTGAGATCGTATTCCCAGCCACCACCACTCTTTGGGCGACGTTGACGGAAGGTTTTTTTACCAGCCTCATCTAGGTATCTAACTTTTTGGAACAGGATTTCGCCGTCTTGACTGATGTAGTCGTAGGTGGCTACGAGAGTTAAACCACTTTTCTGTGGCGTGGGGTCAACGGGCATGATGTCAGAAACTTTCACCCCCATGCTTTCGCATATTTTGAACACATCGCACCCATCGCCTCGGTGGCAATGCATAAGGATTCGCCCATTTTCCTCAGCAATTGAGAGAGATGGGTTGTTGTCGTCATTCCGACACGGACAACGAGCACTCCATTGTCCATTCCCGCCCTTTACGCCCTCAAGACGAGTTAGAAGATCCGTTACGGGTATCACGGTATATCAATTCCATTCAGTTCCCAAAGAACAACATTCATTGGTTTGCCGTTGAGCAACATTCTTCGCGCCCGCTTGCGCGACTTTTCACCCATGCCACCCCAGATACCAGTTTCGTGATTATCAACTGAGTACTGCAAACACTCGCCCACGCTCTCACAAGTCTTACAAATTGAAATAGCCTTTTTTGTATTGGCAAAAATCAAACGCATTTCTACATTCGTCTTGCCAGCTCTTTCTGGAAACCACCAGTTGGTTGGTTGTCCGGCACACGCTGCTGCTTCAAACATTTTTCCCCCTCTAAGTTCCCGAAAGTCTAGTCACCTCCTGCGGGGAAAGAAAAATTACGATTTGACGAGTTGGGGCAAGTGCGACCTCTATGGTGTCTGCTGGAATACCAAGCATTGATGCGATGTTGGCTTTTATGCGCGATTCTTGTGTCATTTCTGCTGCAATAGACTCATCTGTGTTGGAGATTTGGTTTGTGGGTGCTACACCCGCTAACGCCGCCCGTCGCTCCAATACCTCTTGACATCTCACGCAAGCAATGCGATCTCCGACGTTTGCGCATCTTCTACGAACCTCGGTGTGCGAGCATTCAAGTGAATGATGGTAGTTCACAGCACCCCATCCACCAATTCTGTCAACGCGAATAACTGCCATCTTGGGGGCAGTGGCCCTTTTGGTGGTCATCAGTTAGATTTGTTTTTTCGTGGTCGGTTTTTTAGTCAACTTTTTTACTAATAGAGTTTGCATAAATCTCATCAGCCATCATTTTGGCATACCTTCTTCTTGATGCCCACAAAGATTTCTGAAACTTTTTCATGGCTGTGGTTTTTTTAGCCAGGTTGATTGATTCCTCTACATATATACCGTGCTCTTCAAACAGGACATCATCAATGTCGCTTGATTCAAGCAAAATGTCACTAATCCAGCCAGCAGTGGTGTCTATACCAGAAATGAGTTCGCATAATCCCTCAATGCCAAACTCTGTTTTGATTTTGCCTGCTAAAAGCAAACACACATCCTTGCGGTATTCAAAGGCCAGAAGTGACTCGCCATCCATCGCTTCGGCAAGGTAGTCAAACACGGAGTCGTGCTGGAATTCGCCTGCTTCGCCGTCTTTTTCTGCTGACATACCGACCCCATTTCTTTCGACATGTACATCATCCCACATATTTGTCGGTAGGCAGTGCAAGCACGTATTCGGCTGCTACAAGTTTCTTTTTACTGACCCAAGATGTTGAATCCATGGTTGTTTCTGCTCTATCGGCTGGGTCGGCTTCCCTCTCGTGATCTAGGTATTCAATAATAGAATTGTAAAGAGACCAACCATTTCTACCAAAACGGGCCGAATTTCTATTGCTTCCGTAGAGTCCAACAATTGAATCAACGGCCAGGTCAAGATGTTTCTGACTTTTCTTGCCAGTTGTTCGGAAAAGTATTTGATGTGCGGCATCTGCTACAACATCATTGTTTTGGACTTCTATCGTGACCATCTTTTCGGCGATGATCTTGGTTCTCTTGGAAAGACTCAACCACTGTTTGGCGACCTCCATTCCGTCGTTTACCACGGTGTCAGCATTCTTGGTGTGACGGGCAGTCACTTTCTTCGTTGCCTCATTGACCGCTATCAGCACGGCATTTTTACAGACAGCACGGATGGGTGTGTTTACAAAAGTTATTGGAGTTTTTCCGTCGTGACCGTTTCTGACAATTAGATATTCATCAAGTTTGTCGGCTATTCCGGTTGGATCAACAATGCTTGAACCCAAGTGAATGGTTGCAAAGAACTCCCTGCCCCCACCGATGGTTCCACAGGCATCAACTCGGACGTCTTGATCTGGTCGTTGACTGTTCATTATTTTCGCAACAGATACAGCACGATCTAGAACTTCCCGATTTTGCTGAACGACATACCGTGTCCCCACTGTTGATATGCCTTTGAACGAGCCATCAGAATTGGAGCGAACGGTAGCGCGAGAGTCCTCAATGATTATCGGCTTACCGAATGAATCAAACAACATGTTTCCGTTTGCATCCACGGCGGCAACATTGGTTGTGAAAACATCGTAATTACACGATGCAGCATCCAGCATTTGCTCTACTGTTGCCCCATGGGGTACGGGTGTGCCAAGCCGGTGCCACGGAAGCATCCGATCCGAGTAAGCAACATTTAGTTTCATACACTCAGTTTAGAGTGTATTTGGTGTTAGAAACCGAAACCGAAGATTCTTCTCCAAAGACTTTTCTTTTTTGGAGTAGGCGCACTGCTTGTGGCAGCAGCGACAGCGTGAGCATGTCCTGCTTCGTGTGTCTCTATTCGAATGTTCACTGTTTCTGTTTTCGGGGTTTTTGCTGCTACTGCTTTCTTTGCAACAGGCTTTTTGGCCTGAGGCTTAGCGGCAGTTTTGTTCTTGGTTGGTTTTTTGTTTGTCATAAACGGTCATTCTACATAAGCACCTTTCTCTGTGGCGCACCTCCATGCGCTAACTTCGTCGTATGGAAGACGAGTACGGGGACGATGCCAAGAAAATGGCTCTTTTGACCACCTCGTACAGACATACAAAGATGAAGAGGGTCAAGGAAGCCGGTATTGGCGAGGATCTGCCCTTCACCTTCTTTGGCTGGAAACACAACGAATTAGCCGTTATGGCCCAAATGGACTACGACCTCATGAACTTGGATCTCTATGATCGCTTTGATAAGTCTGCAAAGATTTGCCTAGCCCTTCGCCAGTTCTGGGGGATTGATGAACTAACCATGGTGGCAGAGGGTTTTCTGTCCTACGACCCAATAGCCACAAGTGGGAAAAACCTGAGAGATGCTTTCATCAAAAACGAGGGCGTTTCAGAATGTATTACATTATCGCATGCTTTCACATTTGATGGTGAGCCTAAAATAACAGTTGTTGCAATGCCATATTCATATGCAGCCAAAGAGGTTGTTTGGCACAAAATGGTAGCCACACCCAACGAAGCATCGAGGTTGTTTAGGGAAAGTATATTCCCAGCCCTCTTGATTAGGGTTGTTTCTGAAACCGTAGACAGAGAAGTTAGTACAGACATGAGAGAAGAGATGGCTCAACAGATTGCCAATACAGGATTCCAGTTGTACGACTTTTCTGACCAAGATTTTAGCGAATGAATAGTAAACTTGACGGATGGATTGGACACACCCATTTAGAAATGGACCCGACAGTTCGGGATTGACTAAGTCAAGAATGTTTGGGGACATAGAAATATCAGCAGCCGACAGGCGTCCGTGTCCAGTCTGTGGACATCCAACAGGGGATTGTTCTAGTGGCGATGTGGATCTTCCGAATATTCAACTACCAAAAGTTTTGATTGGTAGCGAACCAATGATATTGGTTGAGGAAGATATCACGGAAGAAAGGGCAATTACTCCGTACACAAAAGCACGGGTACTTATCCACAGGAAGGGCGATCAAATTCCTTTGTCAAAAGCGAGGGAACTCGGAATCGTCAAGTAATATCTTGGTGCCCTCTTGGGTTATTTTCATTATCAATATTTATTAATTCACCCGAGGGGGAATCATGGCGTTACAGCAATCATTTATCGAATCTTACAAAGCAGTTACGCCACCGTGGGGATTTGGTGGGCTCGGAGAAATTGTTTATCTCCGGACATACAGTCGTTTCATTGAGGAACTAGGTCGAAATGAAACCTGGTTGGAAACATGCACCCGTGCGGTCAATGGTGCAGTTGAAATAGGCGCAAAGCTTTCCGAAAAAGATGCAGAAAAATTGTTTGATCACATGTACAACCTTCGTTGCTCTCTTTCTGGTCGAGCACTGTGGCAACTCGGCACCCCTCTTGTTCAAAAATTCAACGGAACCTCGCTAAATAATTGCTATTTCACGAACATTGAAAAGATTGAAGACTTTGAATTACTGTTTGACTACCTCATGCTTGGTGGTGGGGTCGGCTTCTCGGTGGAGCGCTCAAAGATTCACGACTTGCCGAAGGTTAAGTCCGGTGTGTCTATTACGCACGAAAGAACCAACGATGCCGACATCATTGTCCCCGATAGCAGGTCGGGGTGGAGAAGATTGCTCCACAGCACCCTCAAGTCATTTTTTGAAACTGGAAGATCTTTCTCTTACTCAACCATTTTGATTCGTCAGTACGGCGCACCACTCAAGACATTCGGCGGCACTGCTTCTGGACCGCAGGCGCTGATTGATGGTATTGAGGACATTTCCAAAGTGCTTCAGAACCGAGAGGGCAAAAAACTTCGCTCTATTGATGTGCTTGATATTGCCAATATTATTGGTCGCATCGTCGTATCCGGCTCATCACGTCGTTCGGCACAGATTGCCATTGGTGACCCAGATGATGTTCTTTTCATAAGGGCAAAGAACTGGGCTACCGGCTCAATCCCAGCATGGCGAGCAAACTCAAACAACAGCATCTACGCCGATGCCTACGAAGAGATCCTCCCTGAGCTCTGGAAGGGCTATGACGGCACTGGCGAGCCCTACGGCCTCGTGAACCGCAAATTGGCACGTATGTACGGGCGTCTCGGTGAGAAGCGTCCTGACCCCTCAATTGAGGGTTTCAACCCTTGCGCTGAGATAGGTCTAGCCGATGGCGAGTCTTGCAATTTGGCAACTATCTACCTTCCGAACATCACCTCAGAGAAGCAGTTCTGTGAAATATCAGAACTTCTCTACAGGGTTCAGAAGCAGGTCACGCGCTTAGAGTATCCATACCAAAAGACAACCGACATTGTGAAAAAGAATGCCCGACTAGGTCAGAATGTTTCTGGAATACTCCAAGCCACAGAGACTCAGGTTTCGTGGTTGTCTAAGGGATATGAAAACCTCAGAGCATTTGATGAGAAATTCTCAAAGGAACACAACCTTCCCGAATCAGTTAGGCTCACCACGGTTCAGCCAAGCGGAACGCTCTCATTGTTGCCAGGTATAACGCCCGGCATCCACCCAGCATTTGCTCGCCACTACATTCGCAGGGTTCGCTTCGGCTCATCTGACGCACTAGTTGATTCGTGTCGCAAGCGAGGACATAAGGTCCAGTGGGATATTGGTATTGACGGGAGAGAGGATCACAGCAGGTTTGTTGTTGACTTCCCTTGCAAGTCACCAGAAGGTGCCGTGTTGGCCGCCGAGATGACAGCTATACAACAACTGGAGTGGGTCAAGCGCATTCAAACTGAGTGGGCAGACAATGCCGTCTCTGTGACCGTCTATTATCGCAAAGAGGAACTAGGACAAATTCAAGAGTGGCTCTCAAAGAACTACGACAAGAGTGTCAAGTCGGTTTCTTTCTTGTTGCATGCTGACCACAACTTCCCTTTGCCCCCATATGAGGAGATTGATCAAGCAACATACGAAAAGATGGTTGCGAAACTTGACCTCAGTACGCCCTTGACGGCAGTTCCTGGGACTGTTGACTTTGATGACTGTGCGACTGGGGCTTGCCCAATCAAATAACTAGGTTGACCCGAAATTATTCGGCTGATACCTGAGCTACTTCGTCTTGCTCGCCAGCAATTACATCAGACCATTTTTTTGTCTTGTTTTTCTTGCTGTCCTTTTCGGAGTCATCTGTGACGACGACTGCTTCGGTGACAACTGCTTCGGTGACAACTGCTTCTGCGACGATTTCTTTCGTAACGATTGACTCTTCGCTGTTTGCAGATTTATTTGATGTGCTCAAAAGGTCTGGAAGGCCAAGGCGACTGTAATCTTTTTTCATGATGATTTCCCTTTTATTTGGTTTTGAATTCTGCCCATGTTTTATCCCCAACACCATAATACTCTCTGGCATACCCTGCCTGAACAATGTCTATGTTTAAGCAAGCGGTTGTTGGGTCATCTACTTGGTCAGATGAGAATATTCTTGCAAGGATTCGACCGTATTTATCGTTCTTGTCGGGGATGGTGTTGACAAAAACCCACTGGTGATTGGTTAGCCAATCCTCGGTAAATTTTTTGGCTTTCAGGCCCAGTTCCTTCTCTGCCAAATCCTTTGTGCGCGATTCTGGTGTGTTTATGCCATAAAGACGTACACGCATTTTGTGGTGAATATTGAATCCGAGATCAACCATTAGTTCAACAGTGTCGCCATCAATTACTTTGAGTAGTTTTGCACCGTACCAAAATCGTTCCATAAAAATCTTTCTGTATAAAACAAAACCCCCGCCTCAAATCCCATGTATCGGGACCCTCGGCGGGGGAAATGTTTTTTACTTCAATCGGTATTAAGCGAGCGTGACTTTCACGAATGCTTCTGGACGCTTGACAGCAAGAGCAAGTCTTTGCTCTGCCAAGATCACAATTGCATTGCGAATGAAGAAGTCTGAGTGCTGTTCCGAGATTCGGATGCTTGCATCCTCACGGTCGTACAACTGAGCTCCGGTACCGAACGCACCGACGAGAGCAGTGCCCTCGGCGATTGCTGGGGTCTCAACAACTGGCATTCTCCACACGCGTGGCTCGCCACCCATTGCCACCGACACAGCGACCAAGTATTGGCCGTTTGCATCCTTGGTCAATTCGATGTCTTCCCAATCGTTCGGGTGCATCACGATGCCCGAAGGCTCGTAGTAAGCAAGGAACGACAAGGTTGCCGCGCGACGGAGACCATCAGCCTTGGTATCTTTTGGTGCTGACATAGCAGCAGATACCGTGGCGTGGTTGTAGGTCTGGATTCCAGTTGTCTGCAAAACACCCTTCAGGTTTTCACCAGTTCCATCACCGTTGAGGATTTGGTTGTCCTCAAGAAGACGCAAACCGTAAAGGAGTTCGTTGTCAATGATTGAGCGTAGTTGTGGCTCATCAGCAAGAACGTTTCTGTGTGCT